CGGCAGATTTAAGCAAATCTGCTGCGCTGCGGGATGTATCCTCTGAGCTATCTAAACCAGTAAACGTTGTTATGAGGTCGCCAATAAGCCCGATAGTACTGTCAAATACGTCTTTTAGCGCATTTAAAGCATCGCCAAATGATGTGATTGCTCCGTTATTTTGAAGCTGATCCATGAAAGAACCAACAGTGGAAATAACGGGGTCAAGATACGTGATAACTGTATCGGCTATACCAGAAAAGCTGCTAGAGAAATCATTGATTGCACCTGCAATATTAGCTTGGCCAATATGATCAATAATCTTAGCAACAGCCTTATTAATGCGGTTTTGAACATTGGTCCATGCGGTGCCAATTGACTCCGTTGAGATACGTGCCTGCTCAGCAAATGAAGCATAGCCAGGAAGACCTTCATTATTGAGGCTTACAATTGCATTGTTGAATTGGTCAAATGTAATTGCGCCGCTTTGCATAGCCTTATACAGGTCTGCTTGGTTTGCATTAGCACCGAGTAGAGCTTTAGCAATCTGATTCAGCTGGCCTGGCATCGCTTGCGCAAGAATCTTCCATGACTGCATGTCGACTCTGCCAGTTGAAAGCATCTGGGAATACTGCTCAAAGGCAGAATTCATTACCTCTTGACTCTTGCCGCCTGCCAAAAGTGCGTTATTAAATGCCAGGGCAACATCTGTTGCTGTGGCAAGTGAACCAGACACAGGCGCAATCTTCTGCACTGAGCCAACAATAGCGTCAAGCGATGTCGGAAGACCATCGATACCAGCTGAAAGCCGTTCAATAGTCGCACGCGCGTCGTCTGCAGAATATCCAACAGACTGCATAATCTTAGGGAAGTTTGCAATCGTATCGACACGGTTGACAGCAGAGGCAATTGAGCCAGAAATAGCATCTAAGGCGCGAGATGTAACGCTCGACACAATTCCCATAATTGCACCGGTTGCGCCGCCAAAGCCGCTTGCATAGTTTTGAGCAGCCTGTCGTCCAGCATTCGTGTGGACAGACACTGCCGATTTATATCCACTTCCCAGTGCTCGCTTAACATTAGCACCAAGATTGTCGAATTTAGGAGTAAGAAGGACGGAACCTCTTACTACTGTTCCAGCCACTATTCACCTCCTAGCGTTCTCTAAAAAGAAGCTCCTCAACGCGGTCCTGTGACACGTTAAGAAGCTTCTTTTTACTTTGTTCTTGTTTCAGTTCTGGACGCTTGACCGCGTCAGGCTTTCTGCCTTTACCTCCGGCTTGTTCATATCGAAGATACGAAAGGTTGTCGACCGCTAGTGCAAGCAAATAGTCACTATTGGACCAATCATTTCTTGGGTCAACAGAGCATACTGTTCTAGAACCATGAGGGAGGTTTATCATCAAATAAAACAGACGCTCAAACTCACAAGAGTCGATGAGCGTCTGTAGCTTTACTTGATAATACTGCTGAAAGTCTGCTTCCAGCTTGCCCCTTTTTGTGTCATCACACAAAATTGGAGCAAGCGGAATTAGTTTTTTGCGTCAAGTTTTTCCAGAAGAGCGGACTCAATGCGCATGATCTCTTCAGCGTCGTCATATCCGAGTTTAGCGGTTACGACCTCCACAACATGATTGTCAACATTGCCGCTAAAGACAAAGTCGTAGAGAGCAAGTACAGGAGAAAGTGCTTCTGGGCTATTTTGCTCAGCATCGCTAACACGAGCCATGCGACGCATAAACTCACGAGACTTAATTCTGCGCATGTCAACGACATACTCTTCACCCTCGAATTCAATTATGCGCTCATATGGAGCGTACTTAGGCTTATCCTGTACGAAGTCAAGATAATCGTGCTCCAACTTTGCACGTGAATTTTCTTTCTCCGCTGCAAGCTCTCGAAGCTGCTCCGCTGACATGTTAGAAATATCCATATTGAGTCCTCTCAAAACTTAATTAATGTACAACGCCAGGAGTCGCGCTCGCTTTTGTGGTGTCGTAGAAGACATCACGATAAGTATCACCGTCAAAGACCTCGGCTGGCATACACTTAATGGTTGGTGTATAGCCAAGGAAGTCGGAGCTGTTCTGCTTTACGGTATCGCGCTCAAAAATGCGTCCAACAGGGATGATAGAGCGCTTAACCGTTGTCTCATTAATGACCGCGTCAAAAATGTAGACGCGAGGTGCGGTAAAGCGTGGGTTGTGGCGAACGGTAATAGAACCGTCTGTCTCAACCTTGACGTTATCGTCTCCATAAATGACCTTCAAAATAGTCTCAGCAGACTCAAGGAATGTCACCTTTGCAGACTCTGAGTACTTAGAAATTGAGGAACTAATGGCGTTTCCTCCCCAGTCGTTCTTATCCTCTGCAGAGAGATCAACAGAAAACTCAACGCCATCCTCAGAGATATATCCAAGTGACTTAATCTTGCCGGGGTTTGCAGTCATCAGATCCTTGATGGTCTTCTTAACATCAAGAAGCGTCTTAATGTCAACGCTTGGGTCAACGACTGCGGCATATCCGCCAGGACGGCCCTTTGCTGCTCCGACGTAATTTGCATTGTAAATAGCATCAGCCATGATTACTCCTTACAGACGTGTAGTGATATACACATCTAATTGATATCGATATTTCTTTGAATCCGGGTCTGGGAAGTCGTAAATACTTTGAACTTCAACCTTGATAACCTTGTCAAGCTCTTGCCAGCACTCAAGCAAAAGAAGTCTTATTGCCAAGGCTAGCTTATATGCAGCGGCATCCGTGGTACTCCAAGCCTGAACTGCAAGATTAGCCGTATCCCAGCCAATCGTAGAGCTTCCCCCGGTTCGCGTAACGGTAATAAACTCTTTTGGTTCGCGGGCGGGAACTCGTGTTGAAGCAGGAATATTGAGCTTTTGACTCATATACTTAGTAAGGTCTGAAAGAATGTCATAGCTCATCCTCTACATCCCTTCTTAAGAATATTGAGCTTTGCGTTAGCACGTCCAGCCCATATGCCGTTCTCTGCTCCAGAGCAATACACAAGGCCAGCTGCGGTGTACTCACGATTAACCCATTTGGCGTCAAATCGAGCGCCATGTTTGAGGTATTTTTCTGGCAGTAAAGAATTACATTTCGCCGCACAAATCTGAGCCGCTTCACGGCACATATCAGCTACAGGAGCGGTATGAAGTACCTCGCGGATACCAGCCAAGTCTGGCTTGAGACCCGTGACTATAAAATCATTACCCATCGACAACCACCGCCTCAACTTCCCTGTCCCAATCGAGCGGCGTTAGACTATCAAGATAGGGCTGTGGGTCACCAACAACCGCAAACCTCACTCCATCAAACTCAATAAAAGTTCCCCTTAGGCTTCGCTTATAAGCCTTTGGAAAGTGGAACACCATGTCTATGCGGTCACCGTTTGGGCGCACCGCAGACAAATCAGATGTCGCAACTGGAGCTGGTAAGACATTGTCAACAAGCTCATAAGACTCTATTCCAGAGGTCTCGTTGCCATGATCGTCTAAGACAGTAGTTACTCTAACCACTTCTATCTGAACACCTCTAATGGCTGCCATCATTCACCTCGTGGTCTTGCTTACACATCGGCTGAATTGAGCCAATTCTGATACCACTCAAGCCGAGTCGAGTGCGCTCAGAGCGCGTTACATACAAATCAGCTGTTGGATTTGCAAAAGTCAATGTCGACTCATAAGGGCCGGCATGCTGACTGTACTGAGAAGCACCCTCAAAACCAGCAGGAACATTCACAGCACGAGCAACAATCGCACAAGTAACGGCGCAAGCATTTTCATCAAATCGAAGGTTCAAGCCTTCTTTGTAAGCCGTTTGATGATATGCAATGAAATTAGAGCGCAAGAGGGCTGAGGCATCTTGCAAAAGCACCTCAACCCTCTCTGGAGCACCAGACCCATAACGTTTCTCATAGTCGGCCTTTGTGGCAAAGCTTCTTGTCTCTGCCATATAAGCCTCCTATTAAGCGGCAGTACCGTTTGCAAGGCGGACAAACTGTGCCTTATCACGAGCGACAAAGCCGAACATAAAGGTGCACTTAAGAGCAAACATATCACGCTGATAGAGGTTCATTGCAGTGCCTCCAGCATTGATGGTTGCCTGGTCTGCCATAGAGACAGTAATGTCCTTTACAAGGCCAAAGCGTGCGCCAGTCCAGTCGCCACCGACACCAACAAGCTCAGGGGT